TTACACAAATGGTACAAATCTAGCTACACACCCTGTACCTAGTGCGTTTGTTGCTAATCTCATACCCTTTCTCAGCTGTACTAGCTGTGATGCATAGTTAGCAGTAGCAGCTACTGTAAATAGAGGTAGTGCGTCGCTGCTTACTGAACCGTACACATATACAGTAACCAACGAGTTCTGCGTTGCTGACTCTACAAATAAGTAACCATCGCTAGGACATACAAACTTATCAGCTACTGTAGCAGTAGAAATGTCTACATAAGCTCCTAAGTCGTTATCAACATTGGCTAACTCGTTAATTGCTGCCACAGCAGAGCTTTTATCTGTAGTCTGTAATTGTGTCAAATCACCAACAGCAGCCTGTGCCGCAAGAGCACAGGTATCAGCATTACTAGCTGTTGTCTGAGCAGCTTGTGCTGTAGTATTAGCCTGTCCCGCTACTGTATTAGCACTCTGAGCTTCTGTTCTAGCAAGAGCAGCTGCCTCACTAGCTGCAGTAGCTGAAGCCGAAGCTGCATTAGCTGTAGTAACAGCACCCTGAGCTGTAGTTACAGCTCCGTCAGCAGTTGTCTGTGCAGTAGTTGCGAGTGTGAGAGCCTGAGATGCGTCTGATACAGCCTGAGCAAGAGCTGCATCAACATCTGCAAAAGCCTGATTTGTGTCAGACCAGTCACGTTTATCAGTACCTTCTGTCTGAGGTAAGTTATAGTTTGTAGTACCAACTCTGTAACCCATAAATAACTCCTTCCTAGTCGGGTACCCGACTAATCAACTGTTAAATGTGAATACTGCTCACTTGTTAGACCTGTGCCAGTAGGACTTAATGATATGTTACCACTAGGTGAAAGAGGGTTATATCTATAATAAGCCTCTGCTGTAAGGTCAAGTGCTGCATAGTCATCAGCGCTCATATCAAGTGATGCATAAGATGTTGCTGTGAGAGTATTGCAAACAAAGTTTACAATGGAAGTAAGTACGTTACTTATTTCCTGTTTCCAACCAGCAACTGGACTGAAAACCCAATCAAAATGGGTCTTATGTTTGCCAAACTCCTGATAATCACGTGATGTAATACCAAGAGCTGTATATTCTGATGCTGTATAACCCAATGACATATACTGTACAGCGGTTAAACACTCATCAGCCAAATGATTATACGTAAAATCATTATTCTCCTGAGGCCCAACAACCTTATTGAGCCATGAGTTGTAGACGTTAGTATCAATAGAGTCGATACGTTCACGTAACGCCTCAATGTCATTCTCCAAACTAACCTTTATTTGGTTAATTTTAAGAAGTAATAAGTTGAAATCCTGTCTGTACTCAGCTTGCAACTCAGCATATTTATCATCAATATACTGATAAACGGCATTAAGTTGAATAGCTATGAGTTCAACACGGTGCTGTAACTCCTCAAGTGTAGTATCTAATAATACAAGATGATTTTCAATACTACTTACTTCAAGTTGAAGTTCTTTTACCTGAGTACTAATAACATCATACTCAGTGAGTAGCTTATCAACATTTGCCTCAATAGCATCGAGTCGGGCAAGACCTTCCTTAAGTTCCTCAATAACACCGTCGAGTGTATTGAGGTAAGCACTTATCTCACGTACATAACGTAAGATTTTCCTCAAGTCCGATTTGTAATAATCGGCATCAGGAAATTCTTCAAAGGTGAAACCCATAGTCTCTCCCTTCCGTCGGGTTCCCGACTAATAAACCAACAAAAATAGTTCTTTGCGCATTTGCTTGATAATCCAGTTAAAGATATTAAACTCTGCTAACCTACGTTCCTGTTCGATTAAACTTTGGTAGCTCTCTTGACCGTCTTTACCTACAATAGTCTTTGATGTATCAACGGTTGACTCAATATCGGAAGTAGTCTCACCTTCATGTTTTGAACCTGAAGTATCGAGTTCTTTGGGCTGATATTGTGGATTGTCATACGCGCTGACTTTACCTTCAGTAGTGTTATCTGTCGTGTACTTATCTGTGTTGTCAATATCACCCAGTGAATGTCTGTGCTCTGTTTCAGTGATATCTTTAGTGTGAAGTGGACTGTACTCAAGATACATTGTATCAACAAGCCGTGTAATATTTGAAGAATACTTCTTGAAGAATGTATCTAAGAGTATTTTGTAAGTATCAGGGTCAGTAGTTATTGGCCTACTAGCACCTAATTCTTTTATAATAACAGTATTCATAGTTTGCCTATCAATACGGTTATCCAATGGGTAATCATTGAGGAGTAAGAACATATCATTGCTATCATTCATAAGTGAATAAATATCTAAAATATCAATCAGGTTCATTCTCCTCACCACCTTCCTCTTGTGGTCGGTCTCCCGACTCTTGTTTATCAAGTTCATCGTAGAATGGGAATGTTATTTTAAGTTGAGCATCAGGGAACATAGCATTTACACGCTCACAGCACTCCTCTACGTTCTGTTTCCATAGCTTAATGTTAGCTTTGATTTCGATGTTATTAGCGTTAACTTCGTCTACAATTTGACGTTCACGCTTAGTAGTGTTAGCTGTATTTATGCCTATGGTAGTTAAGAACTCATTTATGATTGCTATTTTCTCATTCTGAACTACATCGGCTATAAAACTCTCCTTAGCTTTGAATACTGTAATGTTAGAACCGTTTTCATTTGGTAACAGTTTTCCAAGTGACTCGTCTACATAGACAGCTGGATTGCCCTGAGCTATTTCATCAAACATAGCTTTAAAACTTGCAGCTGTTACTTGGTCTTTAGCCTGGAAAATAAATGGTACTCTACTATTAAATAAGTTAATATCAATAGCAGCATCACAGTTAGCTAATTTCTGTGCATATAATGTAATAACTGGTTTAAGACTTCTAAATCTTGAACCTTGTTTCTGCTGTAGGTAAACTAATTCACAATCAACTCCAATAGTTCTATTAAACGAACCAACAACTGGATTTGCAATAATAGCTGTTGTACCTCTGTTAAATACGTTTACTCCTGATACACCACACTTTAGTGGAAGAAGAATTCCGCTATCATCTTCTGTTACAGTAAAGTAACCGTTAATCAAAAGGCCTTCTCGCACGTAGTCCTTATCCCACCTATAGTCTTTATTATGTTCAATATCAACTATAGCGAAGGCCATACGTTGTAGCTGTGACTCATAGTAGAGAGTCCTAGCATTAAATACACCTTTAACATCTACTGGTTCAATTCCGTATGCCTCATAGAGAGCCTCAAGGAATTTACCCTGTTTAGGTGCGTTGGTTTGCCTCGGAACGCTTCCCGCCTTGGCATTACCTCTCTTGTTATTGTTCGCCATATCGGCTCCTCTCCGTCGGGTACCCGACTACTCTAAGTAAACACCACTGTCCATTAGTGAGTTAATCATATCTTTGAAAACATCGAGTGATGAAATGTCAATTTTAAATCCTTCTGTCTGAACAAAACCTGATAATGTTCCTATTTGTACAACCTTACAACATGGTCTGCCATATAGGGTAGCTAAATTCGAGGGCTCTTCTCTTGTGGGGTGCCAGTGTACAATAGCAATATAATCATTTATACCGTATTCAGGAAAACCGCCTGAATATGAACCACTTATTATAGCATTTCTATCGAGAAATGCTGACAGTGCATCTACTGAACCTTTTATCAATAGACCGGCTGAAACTGGATTAGTTGCACCATGTGCTAACATAGCACCAGCTGACGCTAACTCGATTGCCGAACCCATGTAGTTGGAGCCAGCTGTCATTTGCATAGATGCAATAGGTACATCAGCACCACATTGAGTATTTATTACAGCGATAGGTTCTGTTATTAGATAGCTATATATTGTATATATAACAACGCCTGTTCTAAGGTCAACATCTGTACGTATTTTTATTGTATCAACATCTAGAAAATCTGAAGACTTTAATGGAACAACACCAACGAAAGGTAATGCTAAAGATAGATATTGATAAGGTTCAATTTTTCTATAATCGGTATAATGCCAAGGTATTGGAATTTCTACAAATTCTTCAATGTGACCGTCCTCTTTCATGTTAGGTTGCATTGGTAACCCTTCACCTGTAGTAAAATCATGGTTACCTAACCATACTGGCATCATTGAATATATATCGCCAAGATAGTCATACATTTTAGACGGAACTATAGGCATTCTCCGAAGAGAAATTATTGACTCAACAGCTGAACCAAAACGAAGTTCCATACTACTTATAATATCATCATCTGTAATCAGGTATTGCATTAGGGCATACATATCCTCATATCCCATGACATATGTTACTAGACCACTATCACCGTTCATGCATGTAAGCAGATAATGCTCTGACGAACTTGCATAAAACAGTTCTGATTGCCTAAGTTCGTGTTCAACTTCTGTATCTGCTAACATAGGAACTCTAGTGTCTGTTAATAGTGGGCTGTAATTGCTTGTTGAAAGTAATACAAATGCACTTGTATTTAGTATAGCAGCTTTCCATGTAGCAAGAACGTCAATGTTACAGTAAACGATTTGTGCGCCGTCAATATCATATCCTATTCGGTGTACAAAATAGTACATTCCCCATGCTTTACAATATACATAATCCTCTGTCCCATGTAACATGAATGTCGGATTAGTTTTATCTGTCTGCCCTTTAAGTGCAACACTCTTAACAATACCTTTTGTATCGTCAGGTTGTTTTGTAGAATTTTTACGCTTACTAAATTCAGTAAAGAATAAAACTTCCATATGTTACCTCATATGGTCGGGCACCCGACCTCGAGTGCCCCGACCCTTTCTGTTAATCAAGAGTAAAGTAAACACCATTCTCTGACATATCATTGAAATATAGATTGTCAACGTGCCAGTCTGTGTTGTAGTATCTACCCTTTGAGTTGACAGGTGTTGTGAGAGCCTCTTCTTCCTTACGGTATGTTCCAAGGGCATCTCTATCATGGATAAATGCGATAACATTAGAGCAAAGGAACTGGTCATCGTTCTCGTCAGTAACCATGATTTTGTCAGCGTCCTGAGCTGACTGCCAGTAAGGTACTGCAATACCATTTGCAAGACGTACATATTGGTCATTGAAAGCAGCGTAATTAACGTTTGTTTCAAGCGCTGTCATGAAGTCTACAAGATATACAAATCTTTGTAAATCAAGTGGAGTGTGGCGCTGGAACTCGTCCTTATTGTAAAGGACAGACATTGTCTGCATTTTGAACGCCGCGTTCTTAATAAATGCAATGACCCAACGAGCAAACTTTTCGTCCATTAAGCCGTCAAGTCCGTCAGGAATATTTTCGTCGAACTTGTCGTTGTAAATAGATGTAAGTTTAAATCTCTGTTTCGTTCCGTCACAGTTTGCAATGAAGTTTGCCATTGTTAAACGTCCTAAATCTTCCTGACCTAGTTCAATGGCATTTCTAACCTCACCGTATACAGCTGTCTGGAAATTTCCCATAGCCTCAGCTGATGTGAAGGCCTCTTTAAGGGCTTTACGCTGTGTAGTGATTGAGTAGTCAACAGGTGTTCTCTTAACGAATAGTTTCTGATGAGCCTTTGGTTTATGTACCTTGTACATGTCAATAGACTCCCCGTCTACTAAATCATAAGTAGGGTCTGCCTCAGCTGTAGGCATATCTACCTTGATTTTCTGCATTATCTGTCCCCATTCCATATCACCAACTTCAAGAAGTGAAAGTTGTGATGTATAAGGACGGTAAGAAATAATTGTCTTACCTATTCTCTGTACAAGTGTGTTCAGGAAAGCTTCTGTATTACTTGATGAAGAAAGTACAGAGTTTCCCAAGGCAACCAATGAGTTAGTATCGCAGACGTCTATGTCTGTAGAACCCATAGTTTCTGCAACTATCTCATTTACTAATTCGTAAATCTGAGTAGTTTCAAAAGCCATACTACTTCTCCTTTCTAGGCTTAGCGCCTACCATGCTTAATAAATTTTCCTCGAAACTTTTCTTAGGTTCAGTAGACTGTGCTGAATTAACCTTAACTAGCAGATTAGCATTTGACTTCTTTAGGTCTGCTACATCTTTCTGAAGTTGCTCAATAACTTTATCTTTCTCAGAGATTATCTCTGCAAGCGCCGTAACATCTAATCCATTTTCTCCAGTATTATTATCATCAGTGCCGCTATCAGTAGTGTTAGTAGTATCTCCCTCATTTGTTTCCTCCCCAAAGAATTGTAAATTATATTTTAATTTCATTGTACTTCTCCTTTAACTCCTAATATCATTATAACTCTATTATTTTCCACACCACAACCTAGGTTAGTAACTTCTAGTTCATCATATTCTCCAAATTGATATGCAACACATTTAGTTCCACGGAATATAACTTTATATGAGTCTTCGTTACTTGATATGATAGCTATCAATTTACTGTCTGATATAAGTGGATATATATCTTTTACTAGCATAACTCTCCTTTCAGTACAAGCGCCCGACTTAGTATCAACGTACTAGGTACTCAACCTCGTCGGGTGCCCGACCTTTATTAAATCGCTAGTTAGTAGTGGTCAGCTATGGGACATCTCCTTCTGGGAGTTGACCTAGTCCCTTATCCCTAGCGGTTTAACCTATATAACTTCATAGTCTAAATATGTGTCAAAGAGTGTGAGCGTTACATAATCATCAAAGTAAATATTGCCCATTCCTCTTAATATTCTGTATTTAGGCCCAAATACGGCTTTGAACCTATTAAGTTCTCTTTCAGGAATTTCTACTTTACATGGCACTTTTGACTCAGCTATAAAGTAATGTTCCTTATTTGAGAATATAACATATTCGCCGAATTTGAACTCTGTTTTGTATGAACGTAAGTTTACGTTCTTGCGTACAAATTCTAGGTCTGCTCCTCTAAATCTTGTTTCTAGGGCATCAATACCAAAGTCTTTGTTAGCTAACTTATATAGAGCTGTCTCTTGTTTTAAATCAGAAACTTTTGTTCGTGGTATAAGTTCGATGTACAAGTCCTTTTCAGGTACGGTTAGCCTTCGCTGTCCGTTAGCTAACATTTTTGCTATTAGTGATGTTGCTCCTAGTTCCATTAGTATAGGATTTGCAAGGTCTATACCATTTGCACACATAATCAATTCGACGGCCTTCTCACCTTTTAACTCTCTGTTACGGTTTATTGTCTCGTAAACATTCAGGAGAGCCTGACCCTCACCTTTGATTTTACGCTTATGTTTCTCAGGTATGAACTCCTCAAAGAATATTCTATCTACATCTGAGAAATCCTGAGAACGCATTGACGCAAAGGTAGACAGTGCAACACCATATCCAATTACATCGCCTTCGCCTCTCTGTATTCCAAAACCATTAAACTTAGGTATCTGAAATGGGTGAACATCATAACCTTTATCACTGTTAAGTGCCTTGAATGGGTTGCCATAGTCTGATGAACAACTGTCTATCTCTGTGCCGTCGCGTCTCATGTAAATAAACTTTGAGTGTTCTGTAGAAACTTCCTGTTCGTAGTCTAGGACACTGTAGGTCTTTCCGCAACCTCGTGGCCCGATTATAATTTTAAATGGCATATCGCTTTTGCAATCTTTGCGAATATCGTAGAAAATTGATGTATCCATATTCTATCCTTTCCTAAAGTGACCTAGTCGGGAACCCGACCTACTGTAATTCTAACATGAAGTATTCTCTTCCACCGTTAGACTGCTTTGGAACAACCAGCACGCTCTGTGGGCCGTCCTCTTCTAACATCTCCTTAAGTGTGATAAGCTGCTCGATAACTGTAGATGAGATTGTGGCATATACTGTGCCGTTCTCGTCCTTGAGGAAACCTACAGTTTCTACCTTTCCGTCGTCTTCAGGTAACTTGTCCTTAATCATCATGTCAGTAACCTTGATTACACTGTTCTTAATTGCCTTGATTGGTGTTGAGTTAGCTGCGTTAAACTCGTCCTTTGCTGTAAATCCTGCTGTTTTAATCTTTTCCATTTCTTTGTTTTCCTTTCATTACTTAAACTGTTAATAAACTATTGTGTCCTACGTGTAGCCGTTATATTATAATCGGTCGGGTACCCGACACGATATGCCCAAGGGTGGGCGGTGGATTAGGCCGCCCGTGAATAAGTTGGAATTGGTTATGGTCTGCACTTCCGATTGGTTGGAGTTATCCTGAGTGGACGATAGTGCAGAGAGGGAGTTAGGGATTTGAACCCTAACTTACTCCATGTTGCTTAGTATATAACTCCCTTATTTATACCGTCTAGCAGATTATCATAATCCTCTGACAGTGTAAATTTATATGTTGCATCTTCAATAACCATGTTGGAACCTACTGATATTATTTCTCCGTCGTCCAAACGTAATACTCTTACTTTGTCGTAATCGTTATACTTTGCTGTAGTTCTTCCACTGTATTGTTCGGGTATCAAAGTATCTACTTCAAAATAATCTAATAGTGCCTCAGGGTTATCTTTATCAAATGCTTGGTCAAATATGTATTCTTTTGCTTTAGTTTTAGAAAGTCCAGCAACTGTTATTTGGAATTTCTTCCACCAGCATACATCATCAATCTTAAATCTACAATCATTGCAATCATGATTGCAACCATACTTATCTGGGTTGCACTTATAGTTCTCCTTAGATATGTATGCATACTTCTTAGCTCCCATAGATTTGAAGTATGTGTATTCTCCGTCAGGCTCCCATAAACCTAATGTATATGTTTTACCTTTATACTTTACTGTACAATCTAGTCCACACTTTTCGATATCTTTTAGTATCTCAGCATTAAGTTCATCGAATATTGCCCAATTCTCTGGCGTATTGAAAAACTTAACTGAGTCAGTATCACAGTATACCATGTTATCTTGTAGCTTATTTATTGCTTGTTGTAGTCTCCAACGGCACCATGCTGTAACCCATAGGCCATGCTGATAACTTAGGAAACTATTTCTTGACGAATAGTACTTGTCTAACTGTTCTTTAAATGATGACTCTTGAACATACTTAAATGGTTCCATTGAACCTTCTTGATATACTACGCTATCTTGACATATATCTGTTAGCATACAACCAAAGTTTGCGTTAAACTTGTTCTTTTGTTTCATGTATAGATAAGGGTCTTTATCTTTTAGTGTAGTTTTATCATAGTATTGACGAAGTATTGTTTTTCTTAACTCATCAGGTAAATAGTCGTATTCTGATATTAAACATACTCTACATACTGTTTTACTAGCATCGAAGTTATATGTATCCTTTATTATCCTATAGTCTATATCAGTTATGACCATTGATAATTCTTTGGCTTTTAATACTCTACCATTGTCACTGAGGAATTCTATGTCATCATAACTCTGATTTAATTCAAACTCTCTTTCACACTTCTTGAACTTTGGGAAGCCTGTACAATGTGCTTTAGGTATATATGGTATTGTATTGAGCGTTTTAACTTGTAAATCGTAAAATGTTAAATCTAGGATACATGCATAGCTTTCAACGAATTCCTCAAAGTCGGGTAACCGACTTTCTTTTACTAGTAAAAATGGTGTCATCGGAAATGGTTTTTCTACCATATCTGCTGGATATGCTGATGACATATCCATTGAACCTAAATCTTCTAATGTTGCATCTGAATATATAGGATTTTCGTGTGTATTACCACCTCTACGTGCTGTTCTACATAATCCATATGTAACTTGATTTAATGCCATTTTCAGAAATGCTCTTCTATTCCATGGATTTAATCCCATTTCGTATCGTAACTCGTCCCTTACAAATCCTGTTGATGTATTAGGAATTGTTGCTAGATTATAGTTATCGTTTTTGATAGTATAGTCAAGTGCCTCATAAAGGCCAGCTACATCATTGAAAACGTAATCTAGTTCTGAGGGAGAAAGAATAGTTTTAGGTGTTCTGAAAATTGAGTAGTCAAAATCGTCACCTGACATTTTAACATGAGGTAGGTTTGGTATAGAGGTGGTGAACCTTGCCAGACCCATGTTTGTTAATTTATAGGAACATCTATACTCAATGCCATTACTATAGCACTTGACTACCTTTCTAGGTTTTACAGCAAATACATCTTCTATATGCATGAAATCTCGCATGAACTGAAATTCATATGGAAGGTTATGTATATAGCAGATTAGTCTGTAATATTTATTTAATTGTAATCTTTTGTTTAGTTTGTAAATAAATATATTATAATCTAACCATGTTCTAAACCATACGCACTTGCCTGATACATATACAGCTATTGAATATGTAAATGCAATAGGGTCGGTTTCCCGACGTATTGTTGATGTTTCTATATCCATAGTAATGAAGTCATTGATATATGTTCTATTCTTACCATAGACATTACCATGCTCAAATAGGTCGTGCGTAATCTCTTGTATGAATTCATCAGTGAGGTCTTGTACTTCGTATAATCTCTCACCGTTTTCTGATATTACCATGTACTACCTCTTACGTAAACTATTAACTACTCTATCATACTCTAAATCTGCTGAGGCATATCTGTCTATTTCTAGCTGAACTTCTGCCTCAGGTACACCTGACTCAAGTGCCATGTCTATTGACTCCATTAACTCATAGTTTCCTGAAGTCTTTAATCCTGAATTACCCATAATCCTAGTAATTCGACGTAATCTCTCTTTATCTGTAGGTATATTATAGCCAGCCTCACGTAACATTTCTAATCCACGTAGCTGTTTCTCTCTTGCTTTCTTAGCCTCTTTGACTTTGTGAGTTGGGGACTTTAAGAACTTACGCAATACCCACGCTTGCCTAATCAGTTCTTCTGTAGGTCTTTTAGCTACAGCCTGAGGAAACTTAATCGACTGGTATTCTGTCTGTAAAAATGTCATAGCGTGGCCGTATGCATATTCCGTAATACCAGCTTTCTCAAGAGCACGGAGCGCCTTGTTGGCTACTCCGCTCTCCTCATATATGTAGTTTTTAAGTTCTCTAATCGAGTCAACGTCTGCACGCTTGGCTCCTAGTATCATACGTGTGAATTTATCCATTAGTAATCTCCTTTCTTTGGGTAACAGCTGAAGAAGTTACTACAAATGGGACATATAAATCTATTATCTGAACGATGAAGTTCTTTGCATTCTTCTAGTGTTGTGTCAGGAAACTGTCTATTAGGTAGCTCGTCGGGTTCCCGACTTTCATATATATCAGGAAAAGGTACGTTCATGTAATCTTCAAAGTGTGTTGCATCTTCCGCACACTTCATTTTCTCTAAAATTGCATCACGTGTTTTGTCACATTCATCAAAGTAATACTTTTGAATTGAGTCAATCTCAGCCCACATTTGATGACATATTTTGCAGAATATATGTAGAGTGTCCGTATCTCTAAGTTTATTCTCAAACTCTAGCATTACACGTTTTGTGTAATCTTCCATTTCCTCTCTCAGCATTTCACATACATTATTTGCTGTGAGTTCTGCACATTCAATTTCTTGTAATCCATAGAACTTAGGGTCATACTCATACTGGTCTAGTAGAGTATTATTGTTAATCTGTTCTACTAATGGTGTAATCTCGTTTGCCATTTCTTAATCTCCTTTAATCTAAACTAAACTACTGTAATCTAATCTCCGCTTAATCTTAATCTGCTGAGCCGTCGGGTTCCCGACCAGACAACCATGTAAGCTAACTAGGTAGCTATGGCATACAGTTGCTGGAGCACCTAACTCAAGTTAGTTTGCACTGACAACTGTTAGTTTGGACTAACCGCCGTTAGTTGAGACTAACAACTGTTAGAAGGTACTAACCATTGTTAGCCTACACTAATTGTCTGAATTGTTCACACAACTTGAACTTGCCACTAAATTAGCTATATAGCTATCTCATTGTTCTTTCCTATCTCGTTATACGTTTTTTCCATGTCATTAAAGCCTTCAATAAACTTCAATACAAATGCCATAGCAAGTTTATTATCCTTGCTGTCAGCTACCTTCTTTGCCTCTACACGCATATTTGTGATAAATTCTTGGAGTGTATTTCTCTTTGACTCTAACTCGATATATGGTCTAGACTCTTTAATTTCTTTGACATCTTTGGCTGTCTGCTTTGCCTCTTTTTCTGCCTTCTTTTCTTCTTCTGTCTTTTCAACCTTTTCGGGAAGGCCCTTTGCCTCACGAACGATTTGTTTTAATACACCTTCTGAGGTGCTAGGCATAATGCCCAATGACTCTGTCACTTCGTCAAATTGTGCTTTGGTCTTTAACTGAGGAATACGCTGAATAATATCAAGTTTTTCCTTGGTATAGCGTTTATATTTATCGTCTAGACTATACTCGCCTTTATCGTCTATTGAGCCATAAAAACCGATTAAACGGCTTGCTTGTTTAACTTGGGTTTCGCCCATACCAAACAACTCCATAGCCCACTTATTGAAATCCTCTGTACTGTCTGAGTAGCCGTCAAGAGTTTGTTCTTTACGCTCCTTTGCTGATGTAATATCAACTAAGATATCCCACGATAGACGTAAACCTTGCTCCATTTTATTGTGGATACGTTCCACACGTGCGTGGTGTTCTTCTTCTGTCATTGTACATGAAATAACGTCAGCACTTGGCGCTAGGTTCTTTATCTCTTGCCCCGCATTGTTTGTAGTTCCCTTGACTAATGTTTCACGTGAAACATTTTCCTTATTTGTGTTTTCCTTAGATACTGTCTTATTTGCCATAATTAACCTTCTTTCCGTCGGGTTCCCGACTCTAAATTTAAATTGTCAGAAAATAAGGCAAGTTTTCTAAGTTGTGCAAACAATTCAAACAATTAGCTAAATTGTGTACGCAATACCCCGTCTGCCTTGGTACGCTCGAACAAACGTTCTTCACGGCATTACTTCCCTAGCTCAGAGGTTATGCGCTATTCAGTTATCAAATAACCTACGGTTATTTTATCAACGAAAAGTCATTAAGTAAATACTATGTCAAAATTTTGCCATGATTAGGACAATAATTTGCCATTGATTGCTTTAAAGCACTAAAGTATTGTCTGATAATAAGGCCTTATATGATAAATTGTGTCTAGTAACGTGGCAATTTGTGTGTATTATCTGTGTCAGATTACTTGTGTTACTTAAACGTTAAGTTTAGACTTTCGTGGTGTTAAGTAGGTTATTGTCTGACAACTTATATAAATATGTGTGTATTATCTAATAATAGAATGTTTGTTCGTGGTTATTTGTAATATATTCAGAATATTCTGACAATTTCAACTTCCCGACGTCGGTTAGTTTATGCTAACTATGGTTTTAGTGTACTAACGGTCGTTAGGTGTTACTGACGTCGGGT